CATCCGCAACCTGCAGCTCAAGACGGTGGAAACCCGCCTGGCCAAGCCGATCAGCAAGCCCAGCATGAAGCGCGCCGCCCGCATGGGCGTCGAAAACGAATTCTTCGCCGTCACCCCCGGCAAGAACAACCTCGCCAAAGGCGGCGGTTGGCTCCCGCCCGGCGTGTACAAGCGCACCGGCAAAGGCGGGCGCGAGCTGCTGCAATACCTCAAGTTCGTGCGCAAAGCCGCTTACCAGCCGCGCATCAACATCGAAAAAGTTGCCCGCGCCGACCTGAAAGCCAACGCCAACGCCCACTTCAGCGCCGCCTGGGCTGGCGTCATCGGGCGCTTTGCCGCCAAAGCAGGGATCAAGCGGTGAACCTCGACGCCACCTGCACCCAGGCCCAGTTTGGCGAGCTGGTCGGCATCAGCCAGCCCGCCGTCAGCGACCTGCTCACCCGCGAAGTCATCCAGCCCGGAGCCACGGCCGGCGCGTGGCTTATCGACTACTGCGCCCACCTGCGCGAACAAGCCGCCGGCCGCGGCGCCGACGGCGAGCTGGCCTACCAGCGCAGCGAACTGGCCCGCGTCAGCCGCGAGCGCGCCGAAATCAAACTCGCCCTGGAGCGCCGCGAATACGCCCCCGTGTCCCTGATCGAACAAGTGCTGGCCACCGTCGGCCGCACTATCGCCGGCTCGCTCGAAGCGCTGCCCGGCACCCTGCACAAGCGCTGCCCCGCGCTCACGCCCGAAGACCTCAAGATCGTGCAAATCGAAGTGTCCAAGGCCTGCGACCTGGCCGTCACCGCCGCGCTGGCAAATCTGGACGCAGCCGAAGAGGCAGCCGACCCAGACCCCACCGAGCAAGACGCCGAAGACATCCTCTTTGAAGAGGGGGGCGCGTGAAGTCCATCGCCGGAACCCTCGCCGCCCCTTTCCCGTACTTCGGGGGCAAAGCCAACGCCTGCGAAACCGTGTGGCAAGCCTTCGGCGCGGTGGATAACTATGTCGAGCCCTTTGCGGGCAGCGCCGCCATGCTGCTCGGTGCGCCAGAAGGCAAGCGCATCGAAACCATCAACGACTTCGACGGCATGATTGCCAACTTCTGGCGGGCCATTGCCGCCGACCCTGAAGCGGTGGCGCACCATGCCGACTGGCCTTGCAATGAGGTGGACCTGTTCGCCCGCCATTCGTGGCTGGTGCGCCAAACGCAAGACCTGACCGACAAGCTCCACGCCGACCCCGCATTTTTTGACGCCAAAATTGCCGGCTGGTGGTGCTGGGGCGCATGCAACTGGATCGGATCAGGCTGGTGCAGCGGCACCGGGCCGTGGGTCCATGACGGCGAGCGCATCGTTGATTCCCGCCAGCTCCCGCACCTGGGCGATGCCGGGCGGGGCATCAACCGCCAGCTCCCGCACCTGGGCAATGCCGGGCGGGGCATCAACCGCCAGCTCCCGCACCTGGGCGATGCCGGGCAGGGCATCAACCGCCAGCTCCCGCACCTGGGCAATGCCGGGCAGGGCCGCCGCGCCTACATCATGGAATGGTTCGGCAAGCTGCACGAGCGCCTGCGCGATGTGCGCGTCACCTGTGGAGATTGGAGCCGGGTGGTCAAGGATTCCGTCACCACTCGCCACGGACTGACCGGCTTGTTTCTTGATCCTCCCTACACCTTGGGGGCGATCGATTACGCCGCAGGCGGCGTGGGCGGTGATCTGGCCACCGCGGTGCGCAACTGGTGCGCGGCTAATGGTCAAGACAAGCTGCTGCGCATCGTGCTGTGCGGCCACAAAGGCGAGCACGACGCGCTTCTGGCTAATGGCTGGCACACCCGCACCTGGACGGCCCGCAAGGGCTACGCCATGACGGACGAGGCTGTGGCAAACAGTGCCGGTGAAACGCTGTGGTGTAGCCCGCATTGCGTGCCTGAAGTGGCGGTTAATTTTGACCTTTTCAGCATGGGTGGCTAATCATGTCCGCCCGCGACCTTCCACCCGCCATCCTTGCCAGCATCTGGCAGCACCTGCAGCCGGGCCTGCGGGCCTCGCTGCGCGATGCGGTGGCCAAAGGGCTGGAAGCGCTCAAGACGCCCGAGCCGCTCAACCTCAACGAATGGGCCGAGCGGCACTTCTACCTGTCGGCCGAATCCAGCCAGACCGAGCAGCGCTGGGTGTCCTACCCGCCCCAGCGCGCCATCCTGGCCATGATGGGCGACGACGACATCGAAGAGGTGGACGTGCGTAAGAGCGCCCGCGTGGGCTATACCAAGATGCTTCTCGCCAGCGTCGCCTTCGACGCCCAGCACAAGCGCCGCAGCCAATGCCTGTGGCAGCCCACCGACGACGACAGCGACGAATTCTGCAAGTCCGAGCTGGACCCCATGCTGCGCGACGTGCGCATCATGCGCACCGTCCTGCCCGAGTTCATGGCCAAGAGCAAGAGCAACACCATGAACATGAAAAAGTTTCTGGGCTCCATTCTCTACCTGAAGGGCGGCAAAAGCGCCGGCAACTACCGGCGCATGACGTTGCAAAGCGCCAAGATCGACGAATTCGACGCCTTCGACCTCAAGATCGAAAAAAGCGCCGACCCCTTCACCCTGGCCCACAAGCGCCTCGAAGGCGCCACGCACCCCAAGATCCTCTGCGGCACCACGCCCCGCATCAAGGGCCTGAGCCACATCGAAAAACGCGAGCTGGCTGCCGAAGCCCGCCTCAGCTACCACCTGCCATGCCCGCACTGCGGGGTCGAACACCCCCTGATGTGGGGTGGCGGCCACGTCGCCTACGGCTTCAAGTGGGACCGCGAAGACCCCGAAGGCACCGTGCGCCACCACTGCCCGCATTGCCGGGGCGCCATCACCCAGGCCGACTACCTGGCCATCTGGGAGCAAGGCGTCTGGGTCAGCGACTGCGGCAACTACCGCTGCCACTACCTGCCCGGCGCCGGCCCCGATGGCCGCGATGACTACCACTGGACCGACGGCGCCGGCATGCGCCTGCTGCGCCCCCCGCGCCATGTGGCCGTACACATCTGGACGGCCTACAGCCCGCAAACCACCTGGGCCGCCATCGTGCGCCAGTTCCTGCAATGCGTGGCCGCCAAAGAAGCCGGCGACAAAGCCCCGCTTGAAGGCTTCATCAACGAAACCCTGGGCGAAACCTGGGAAGAAGAGGTTGAGAAAACCGACACCCACGCCCTCATGCTGCGCGCCGAAGACTACCCGCTGCGCCGCGTGCCCGTCGGTGGCCTGCAGCTCGTGGCCGGGGTGGACGTGCAAGACAAACGCTGGGAAGTCACCGTGTGGGCCATCGGCCGCGGCTGTGAAATGTGGACGGTGGATTACCAGATCATCGACGGCAACCCCGCCGACGAGCGCGACTGGGAAGACCGCCTGCACCCCTACCTGCAGACCGCCTTTACCCACTGGCACGGCGCCCCCATGAAGATTGCCGCTACCGCCATCGACACCGGCGGCCACTACACCCACCAGGCCTACGCCTTCTGCCGCCAGCACCACGGGCATAAATACTTTGCCGTCAAGGGCGACAGCCAGGACGGAAAACCCATCAAGGGCCGCGCCAGCAACCAGGACGTCAACTTTCGCGGGCGCATCCTCAAGAACGGCGTCAAGCTCTGGCTCGTCGGCACCGACACCGCCAAAGACCTGTTCTTTGGCCGGCTCAAAGTCACCCAGCCCGGCCCCGGCTACGTGCACTTCAGCAAACACCTGCCGGCCGAATGGTTCAAAGGCCTCACCAGCGAAGTGCGCCGCCCCGTGCGCACCCACAGCGGCACCAAGCACCGCTGGGTGAAAACCGTCGCCAGAAACGAGCCGCTAGACACCACCGTCTACGCCCTGTTTTGCTCAGAAGTGCTCGACCACTACAAGATGACCGACGCCCAGTGGCGCCGCCTGGAAAACGACCTGCTGCCCGACCTGTTCGACCCCATTCAAGACATGCCGCCGCCCGCTGCCATGCCCGCGCCGCTCGCCATCGGCCAGATCGAAACCCGCGACGCCACGCCGCCGCCAGCCGGTCAAAGCGATGTCGGAAATCCTATATCGGGCAAACCCGTTGCGCCGCAATCATCGCAAGCTATCGAAATCAAAGCAACCGAGCCAGCCGCGCCAGCCGCACCCGCTACGCCGCCCGCCGCGCCGCGCCCCCCCACACCACAGC